CTCCGTCTATCTGATTACTACTCATATCCATGGTGCTACTTATGATTCTATGCTGGATTTGATTGATACTCTCATCTCCTATTTACACTCCGCTCCCGTTCGTTTTGACTTGGATGAAGAGCATAATCCTCCCACTCAATATTTTGGTAGATGCTTCTTTCTTTCTGCTGATTATGTTGCTATCTTTCCAGGTAAATGCGCTTATAAATTAAATTTTATTGTCAAGGCATAAGGAGTTCAAATGTATTGCACTATAGCTCAAGTCAAAGCCAAACTTGGAACCTTTACCTCCCTTATTATTGGTGAACTTACTGATGATAATATTAAATCTTATATCGCTGACTCTGATGCTCTCATTGATGGTTATATTGCTTCAGCAGTTTCTCTCCCTTTTGTCTCCGTCCCGAAATTAATTACCGCTATCTCTATTGATCTTACAGTTCGCAATCTCTGGGCTTTACGCCAAGCCAAAGATTTGCCTGAACATGTCAAATTAGATTATGATAACGCTTTAAAACTTCTTAATCTGATCAATAAAGGTTCTCTAAAACTCTCTGCTGAAAACTCTTCAGATCCTTCTTTTAATGATCTTAAGTTCACCGCCGCAAATCGTATCTTTGGATCTGAATTATGAATCAAACTCAATTGCTTAATTCAATTGGTATAATTCTTACCCGTGATATTAAATCTCGTATTCGGAATAATCAAATAACCCCAAAATCTAAAGAATCTGGAACTACTTTAGTGAAATCTGGCAAATTAGTTAATTCTATCACTTATCAAGTTGATAATAATATTGTAAGAATAGGAACTAATCTGAAATATGCCAGAATTCATCACGAAGGTGGTATTATCAGACCTGTCCAAGCTCAATATCTGGCAATTCCTCTTACAAAAATAGCTGCCGTGAAAAAGCCGAGAGATTTTGATAATACTTTTATCTCCAAAGGTGTTATATTTCAAAAATCTGCTGATGGTAAATCAATAGCTTTATATGCACTTAAAAAACAAGTTAATATCCCTGCTCGTCCTTATCTGCTTATTCCACCAGGAAGTTATAAGGCATTAGAAAATTTACTTTATAGTTATTTAGAAAATGAATTTAAAGGTAGAAAATAAAATGGCTTTCTCTCAAGTTACCAAAGACCTTGCTCTCCAGCATTTCATTGAAGGGAAATCACTTGCCCAAATCTCCAATATCCTTAATGTCCCCTTGAAAACTCTATATAATTGGAAATATAAATACGATTGGGCGTCCTTCCTCCGCATCGGAAATATAGAAATTGCAATGTCTGTAGAACAAGAAATGTATCGTCTCGTTCAAACAATGATCAACAATAATACTATTGGTGATCCCGCACAAGTGGATAAGCTCGTCAAGCTTACTAAAGCCCTGGAACGCTTATCCCCCAACCGGCAAATCCTTAATTCTCTATACAGGATACTGGAAGCTATAACAGATTATGTTAATCTCGCTCAAGATCCTATTTTTGCCAAATCCTGGCAAAAACATCTAAAACCTCTTAGTCAACATCTCAAAAAGGTTTTCAGCCCGAAAGATTAGTATGAATTTAAATGTTACTTCTCATAATTATGATTCTCTTATTGAGAACTTAATCGGCAGAATTAAAGCTAATGCACTTCCTTTCCCCGATTCCGATCCGCTATCTATTTCTCATCGTTCCTCTCGTGCTCTTGCAGATTTTGAATTCTTTGCCAAAACTTATTTCCCTCAACATATATTCAAACCTTTTGGTTCTTTTCATCGTGAAATCAATGACTTGACTAATATCCCCAAAACTATTACAGCTATAGCGGCACCTCGGGCTCATGGCAAAACTATTCTTCTGGCTGTCCTTAAACCAATCTGGCTAATCCTTCGTGGAGATATTCACTTTCTCATTATAATTGCTGAGAATGAAGACCTTGCCAAAGAAAGAACCGGCTCAATTGCTACAGAATTGCGTTATAATGAACGCCTCTTAATGGATTTTGGTGTTTCACTTCCTTATCTTAATGCCGATAATGATTATATTGTTCGCAATTCTTGTCGTGTCCTTGCCCTCGGCTATAGACAACCGGTGCGCGGTAAATTGTTTGGTTCTTACCGTCCCGATTATATTGTAATAGATGATTTTGAATCTCACCTGGCAAATAATATCCGCATTGCTCATGAAAAAAAAGATTATGTCCGGCAGGAAGCTTTTGGTGCACTTCCAGCTGATAAAGGGGTCATTATTTGGCTCGGGAATTTGACGCATGCGGATTCTGCTTTGAATCTTTTCAAAAAAGATTGTGAAGATGAACCTGATAACCCTTATATTCGCTTTATTCTGCGCAAAGCTATCCTTCCTGATGGCTCTCCTCTCTGGCCTGAGGGTTTCTCTTTGCCTGAATTGGCTAATATAGAACAAGCAATGGGCTCTATTGGCTTCCAGCGTCATTTTATGATGAATCCCATTACGGAAGGTATTAAGTTTCTCTCTCAATGGTTTCATTATTACGATTCTTTGCCTAATACTTTTGATAGTATTATAACCTATTGTGATCCTTCTTTATCCAGTAAAGCTACGGCTGATTATAAAGCCATCATTACCCTTGGACTTAGTAATCGGCGTTATTATGTATTAGATATCTGGATTCGGAGAACCAGTATTAATTCTATGTTGCTCTATCTTTATTCCCTGGATAAACGCTTTCCAACCCGTATTTTTATGGAATCAGTCCTCTGGCAAAAAGTCCTTTGGGAGTTCATTCCGCCTCTTTCCGAATCTCAGGGCTATCTCCTTCCAGTTACAGGTATTGAATCAAAATTGCCCAAAGATCAACGCATTGAAGCTATATCTCCCTATTTTGAATGGGGCTGGCTTTTCTTCCCCAAAATTCGTTCTCAAGACCTGCAACTTCTGGAAGAGCAATTGCTTGGTTTTCCATCTTTCCCCTATGATGATGGTCCAGATGCTCTTGCCGGAGCACTGGAATGTCTCAAAACTTTTGCCAGACCCTTTGAATATCGTTCCTTGAAATCAAAATCCGCTAATAATTATATCTTTTTATAAGGAGTTATAATGTCTTTATTTAAATTCGCCAAAAAACAAACTACTCTGCCTTCCTTAACAGCTGTAGAAGTCCCTCAGAGCTCTTTAAATTACCGTATTCAACTTACTCCTGACTATATCCTTTCAGCTCGTTCTCAACTTGAACTTGGATATCTCTCTCCAATGCTCAAAGCTTATCGTATCTTTCGGAAAGAAGATGATTCTGCCGCATCTGCAATTGATGTCCGTTCAGAAGCTCTTAAGGCCTCTTCTGTTTCCTTTTCAACAGAGAAACTATCTTCAGCCCAAATTGATTTCTTTACTTCTCTGCTTAAACAATTTACTCCCCTTTTTATAGATCTGCTTCTGGAATTAAAACTAACCGGTGTCCTTTTTCGCCAAATAATCTATGATTTTGATTCCGGTCTTTATTATCCAGTTAAATTCATTTCCTATCCCCGAGCTGATTTACGACTTCTAAATAATATCCCCGTTCCGTTCAATAATAATACCCCGATTATTATTAATCCCATCCAAACATTGGCTTATTTTCGTGAAGAAGCTATCTTATATTCTGCTTTGAAATATGATGTATTCTTTTCGTTCGCCATTAATAATTGGGCTCAATTTACAGAAACTTATGGAAAACCCCCTCGCATAGCCCGATATGCTCCTGGCACCACTGAAGCCGAAAAAATACAACTATGGCAAATGCTCCAAAACTTCGGCACAGATCTTGCTGCTATGGTCTCTGATAATGTTCATATAGAATTTGCTGATTTTATGTCCAAATCTGCCTCTTCAGATCTTTATTATACCCTCTCTAAATTCTGTGATGAACATATAACCCGCCGTATTTTAGGCAATAATCTTTCTACTACCTCTGTTGGAGATGGTGGCTCTTATGCCCAGGCAAAAGTGCACAATTTAGTTCGCAAAGATATTCTGGCTGGTGATTGTCGTGATCTTGATGCTTTCCTTTCCGCTTTTTTTACTCGCTTAAATCATATTAATTTTGATTCTCAAGCTATTGATGTTATAGTGCATCCACCTTCGGATAATAATCTGATGGAACGCATTCAAATTGATGAAAAATTATATAATTATATCGGCATTGATTTCCCCGAGGATTATTGGTATAATATGTATGGTGTCCCTCGCCCATAAGGATAATGAACGCTAATGAATTCTTCTCCACTCAATACTCTCCATCCCCTGCCAGCTACATATATTAAATCTCGGCATTATATATTCGCCAAATTATCAGCTCGTAATTTCAAATCTGATACCGTTCCTCTATTTTCTGCTATGGACCATTTGAAAAAACAAATTACTTCCCTTTCTTCTATTGATACTTTGCCTCCTTTCACTCCTCTTGCAGTTCATTATGGTAGTGCCTTGATAAATTCTGTTCTCGCCTCTTTCATTAAAGGATATAATAATTCCCGTAAGCGCAAATTGCGCAAAAACTCTCTCACCTTAGATGATTTAATCAAGTTCGATTGGAATCTCCAAAATATCCCTGCTATGGCTTCTTTTTATCGTCAGGTATTTACTATGGCTTATGTCCAAACTGATGAATTACGAAATCAGCTCTTTGAAGATGCCAAAAATGTTTTTGCTTCAGGTGGTTCTTTTCGTGATTGGGCAGATTCCTTCTCTTTGCATGGCTTTGAGCCATCCAATCCTTATCATTTACGAACTAATTATGATACCGCCGCAAATGCTGCTTATGCTGCCGGTTCTTGGCAAAATATAGAAGAAATGAAAAATATCTTTCCTTATCTTCGTTATGTAACAATGCAGGATAATTTAGTTCGCCCTGAACACGCTGCTTTAGATGGACTTATTTTCCCCGTGGATGATCCCTTCTGGAATACTTATATGCCTCCAAATGATTGGAATTGTCGCTGTTCTGTAGAACAACTAATGGAATCCGAATTACCTGATATTCCTCAGCCCAATCTCACTCCTTATCCTGTTAATATTAATCCTCAATTCCAGAATAATCCAGGTAAAACTAATGCTCTTTCTCTTTATACTGCTCAACTTTCTGCTCCTCCTACTAATTGGAAGGATGCAGAACTTCCTTCCTGGACTAAATATGATTCTGCTAAATTACCTCAGCTATTTAACACCGATAATTTAACTCGTTCTCAACTTCTGGATTTATATGCTAATTATCTTGGCAATAGAATTGTTTTTGATGTTAATAATGTCCCTGTCTCACTTGCCTCTTCCAAAGTCCATAAGTTTTTGGATATTAACCTGCAAGAATATACTATTCAAGACCTGAAAGAATATAATATTCAAGACCTTAAAGGAAGATTTAAATATTTGCCTTGTATTGATGATACAATCCGTTCTCCCCATGAGGTTTGGTTTCAGCCAGATAACAATAAGCGAATTTATTATTTAAAACAATATGCTAAAAATATTGTGATCATTGCGGAAATAGAAGCTGATAATATCTTAAGATACTTTAATGTCTTAATCCAACGCCTCAAGGATATTAATGATCTTAGGCAAGGCATCTTGCTCTATAATAAATAAGAGCTACTTGCGTAGCTCTTATTATTGGGCTGATCATCAATATTGCCTGCTATTTGACCAGTTCACATCTTTCTCCGCGGGCAGGCGCTCCAGATGCTGCACATTAATATTATAATCTTTTTTTTTCTCCTGCCAACTCTTTTTTTCTCCACCTTTTTCTCTTCTTCATTTTCTGTTCTATTTTCTTCTCTTATCATAAATTATATCTCTAACCGTCAAAGCACTTAAATAATACCTCTCTGCTACTATCTCTATTGCTATTTCCCGCTTAATCCCTTCTCCAATTAATTCTTCCACTTCTTCTCTAATCTTATTGTTCCTGTTTTTATTATTCTCTTCTCTTTTATTCATCTACTTGTGCTTCCATTCCTTCTAATATTTTTCTAATCTCATTCTTTATCTTTTCACTCTTTGTTGCCTTAATTTGCAATAATAAATAAGCAACTCTTTCTTGATACGCTTTTCTTAATGAACATATCTTCATTCTTTCTTCGTCACATTGTTTTGCCTGGCAAACTTTCACTTCACAACCCAATTTCTCTTTCCATTTATTCATCTTCTTATCTCGTTGATTTCAGTTACATAATGCCTTTTTCTCTTTCTCTTTATCTCTCAATTCTTTCAATACTTTCTCATCTTGATGCTGATGATATTCTTCTGAAGGTATGTTGTTTTTAAAATACTTAGATAGCTCTTTGCGCAAAAGCTCTAAAGGAATTCCTTTCTCTTCCATCCAACTCTTTATAAAATCAATTTCGTCCACAAATAAAGCCAGGCAATCGGACGCAGAGCCCTTGATTACAATTAATTCCTTTTCTTTGCTTTGCAGAAGATTATTCGCCTCTGTCAGGGATTTCTCCATATCGGCAAGCTTTTCTTGGCTCATCTTCATCTTCCGATAGAGATTCCGATTGCTTTCCCCGCATTTTATCACCTGTTTCTCCTGAAGTTCCGCCATCTTCTGCACCGGCTTGGTGATATTTTCCAATTTCGCATTCAAATCAGCTAATTCAATTTCTATGTTATCTTCTTTTAAAATAAGTCCTTCACATCGGTTCTCGCCCATCTGATCCAGCAAATCTATTGCTTCTTTTAAGTTTCGGAAATGAGGATACAAGTGATTAGTCAAATGTTCCACCAAAACTTCTGGACTTACCAGGGCATTTTTCAGCGCACAGTAATTCGCCAGCATCTTATCCATCAGATCTCTGTGATACTTTTGTAAATCTTGGCTTTCCGCTAAAAAATACTCCGCTATACTCTTCTCATACCTTCTAAAACACCGTTCCTGCTTTCTTAGTATCAGCCATAACACCAATACAATCAGCAGAACGGCTAATGTTACATTAAGCAAAGTCATTATTCCTCCTTTGCCTTCTTGCTTTGTCCTTGCTTTGCATTTTCTACTGGTAGTATCTCCTCAATTTTAGGCGTAATCGTGATGTTATCCACCACCTTCTTCTCACACGAAACCTTTGCCAGCGTTATATCATCCAACGCCTTCAGCATTTCCTTGTTCGGCTCTTCCTTAACGATGATGTAATCCTGCATTCCCATCGCCTTCAACGCCTTAATACAGATCGCCTTGGAAACAACCTTGACAGAAGTGGATACCCGCATAGATATTGTTCCGTGCGAGAGTTCTTTTGTCCGCTCTTTCATAAACTGGTCTTTATGATCCAGAGCAAACTCCGTTATGGACGCATTCAGCGTTTCCATTTCGGAATGTAGCGGAGCTGCGTCAGAGTCAAACTTGGTCGTTATTTCGCTGATCAGCTCCGTTTTTTTGTTCTCCAGTTCTCTCAACTGCACCGTTAGCGATGCCAATTGCTTGAGTGAAGCATTTACCTCCTCCCAGGAACTCAGAGTCGGGATTGGGGACGCGATTGTTACTTGTTTTTTAGCCATTTTTTTTCTCCTTTTGGCTTGTTTTGTTGATTTTATGTTCATTATCCGGGAACATTAATTTTACTTGTTTATAAACCTCTATAAGTTCTGGATAATCCATCTTGCTTAATGTTCTTTCTGGCTTTATATTTAATGTATCATATAGCCATTCTTTACTTAGACCATTTTTTATTATTTTTGCCATTATCATACTGCGCATTCTTTTATTATGTGCTTCTCTTTCCTTTTCTGCATAATATTTCATTGTGTTTATCGCGCTTCTTTTTTCAAATTGTGATAATGCATTCCAATGAGTTGCGCTATATTTCTTTAATAATAGTTTATTTACCCTCTCTTCATTCCATCCAGCTAATTTAACGAGATGCCAAAAATATTTACCTTGCTTATCATATTCTGCCTTAGGCATTTTCACCTCCTTGCCTCAGCGCCTCTACTATTGCTTTCCCCTTTATTGTAATCCAATATCCTTCTGCATTTTTCCCCACCAATTCTTTTCTTAAAAGTGTTTGAAGGGTCTTATGATACCCAATCTGCCATTCTTTCTTTATTTCTCCTTCTGCTAATATCTCTAAAACTTCTCTCTGGTTAACACTCAAATTTATCCCTTTGTTTTGTGATCTAAATTTCTTATATATTGTTTCTCTGCTGCATCCTCTTTCTTTTGCTATCTCCGCAACACTCTTTTCTTCTCTCTCCTTTTTTATCCTCTCATCATCTGTTATCGTTCTATAATATACTGTCTTTTCAATCTTTTTCTTGCTCCGCTTTATTATTCCTTTCTTTTCCAATCTTAATAATTCATTTCTTACAGTTTTACTACATACTCCAGTCGCCTGGACTATATCAATGGCACAATATATATACTTAGGTGCCATCTCTACATAATTCATAATTATTTTCCGGTTACTCAGATCCTTTAATTCCCGCATTGTCTATCTCCCTTATATCTGTTGCATTTAGAGTTAATGATTGCTTATTCCTGATCTTATTTTCATATAACAATATCGTCTTGATTAGTCGTCTAAATTGACCACTACTTACCTTATATGCTGTCTCCATTAATTTAGGGCTCAATTCATATTCACATATCTGCCTGCATACTTCACATACATCTTCCTGTGATAATGGCTGAAACTCATAGAAGAAATTGCTCCTATCAAAAAAATGAGGATTCGTCCTTTCTAATCTTTCTCTCACTCCCCTCATTCCAATGAGAATTACTGTAGTAAATGTTTGATCAACAATATCTCTTATTGTTTCCCTTAATTCTCTGTTTTTCATCGCATTATCAAATTCATCTATCATTATCACACTGTCTGGGGCATCCATCAATATCCTGATACATATTCCAATTAAACTGTTCGTGCTCCCAATAGGAGCGTTAATCATTTCTCCAGTAGTTTCGCTTGTCATATTCAATTGATACTTCAATCCTCGCCATAACTTCTGAGCAAAACTTTTGGCTGTTTCGCTCGCTTCTAACCGAATGTAAATAAATCCTTTCCGGTAGCTTATCCATTTCCCCAATCTGCTCTTGCCAAGCCCCGGATCACCATAAATCATCCCTAAACCAACCATCTCCATTTTGGGTCGGTTTAGCAGTTTTTGAATTTCCACCATTGCTAATTTCACATTGGTGGTCTGAACAAATATTTGTTCTTTCATATCGTGCTCCTTATGCCTATATTATTTAATTCTTTGCTTATTTCATCAATTATATCATCATCTGCATCTCTTTCTTTTTCCTCCTGTTTAATTGGACAATTGATAAATTCATCCTCTATACTCTCAAATCCATCTTCCATTTCCAAATATTCCTTCTTCCTTTCTCTTTTTTTGCCTTCATATTCTATGCTTCCAATATCTTTCTCTTTTTCCTGTCTTCTTTTCTGATCTTCCAAAAGCATATCTACTCTTGCCGTTATGCTATTAAATTCCTTCATTGTCATCCCCTCTCCTCCGTTTATCCTCTCCATATATACCGCCTTTAATTCTTTCTCATATCTTGCTCTATCTATCATCGCTTTCTGGCTTTGCTCATCATCATTATGCATCCCTGGAATACTCAATCTTGCAGGTGTTGCCAATTTCTCTCCACTAATTGTCGCTATATTGCATTCAAAACGGTTTCTTTCATCATATTCTACCAACATGCTTTGCCCCAGATATACTCCAAATGCCGGATGATGGTATAGTAACCCATCCAAATATATCCCATCTCTCTGCACAGTTGCCTTCCTTGGATGCCAACATATATGCTCTATTTCTTCTTGTGTCGGCTTTTTGATCTTGTCTCCAAATTCTTTATACACTTCAATTGCACTTGCCTTACTTCCGTCCATTCTTTTCAAGCTTTCTCTCGGTCTATTGTTCCATTCTCTTATATATGCATCTATACCATTAACATATTCATCCCAAGTCATTATCTTGTCTTTATAGGTCTTCATCAATTTTATATTAGTCATCCGCATCCATTCCGGACGCGCTTGAAAATCTTTGCCTACATACGCATATTGCCTCTTTTCCCAGTCACCAAATATATCTCCCCAAGCTGGTTCTATTTGCTTGCTTTCGCTATTTCCCGCAATGGTCTTTACCTGCTTTTCTACCCCCAATTGCTGGTAGAACCCTTTGTATCCTTTTCTAATCAGTTCTCTCGCTTTCTTTACAGTTGCTGTTTCTCTCTTTCTTCCTGCAAATTCCTCTGGATCTGTCCATATATTGAAAAATGATCCTCCACCATCATAAGTAACTATCTGAGGTATGCCACATTTACTTACCCCATCAATAAAGCTGGTTCTTACTAAATGCCAGCTTTCACTTAGCCAGGTTGCCCAGCCTGTAATCATCCAAGTAGCTACATCTATCCAACATACTAAAACAGGCCTTATCAAATACCTCATACTCTTATCATTATGAAACCAAAAGGGACTCATTACCAACACATTTACTACCTTCCCATCACCTTCCCATTTTTCTCCGGGCTCACAATCATTTATTCTTCTAATATGAGGCCTTGCTTCATTCTTAAATGCTGTTTTGCCCTTCATTGCTGCTATGAGTAATTTATCTTTTCTCGTTTTTTCTACAATTCTTGCCACAGATCTATAACTCATATCAAAACCCGGTATTTTTTCCTCTGCTTCTCTTTTTATATCCGCTATTGTCCGACCTCTTGGATCTGCTGCCTGCATTTTTATCCATGATGTGATATACATTGTCTCTTTATCTCTTTTCGTTACCTGTATTTTATCTATCAAACCAATTGGATATGAACTCTCATTGTCTTTTAATGCCTTTTCCCATCTATATATTGTCCGAATTGATATTCTTTCTTTCTTTAATTTGCTCATTACACCAGTACAGATTTCACCAGCAACCAATTGATAGATAAAACTTTTTTCTATTGCCTCAATCTTTATCCCTACTGCCCTTGCTGTTCTCTTTTCTTCCTGCCATTTCTTTACCACTTCCATCCTTGCATAAGCTATTTCTCTGCTCTCCCGCGGATAACTCTCAAACTCCATCTTATCATTTAATATCACTTCCGGTATTGGTAAATTTTCTTCTCCTTCACTCATCACCTCAGCCATCACTGCTCCGGCTGACGACTTTCGGAACTCTCTATAACTTTTCATCACTTCCTGGTAATCATTACCAGTCCTCTTCGCTTCACTCCACGCCAGAACACACTGGATATATTTACATCCATCATATCTGTCACATTCGTAACAGCAGACCTCACCACAATTCCTCTTGGCGTAACACTTTTCACAGCCCTTGCTATTAACCTTATCGGCATCAATAGTGTAAGTGGTGTCAGTGGTGTCAGTGGTGTCAGTGGTGTCAGTGGTGTCAGTGGTGTCAGTGGTGTCAGTGGTGTCAGTGGTGTCAGTGGTGTCAGTGGTGTCAGTGGAAGGAACGAGGTAAACATTTCGGTATCCTCCACCTGGTTTTTCTTCTCGAATCACGGAATATCCAAGCTTAACTGCTTTTTTAATCGCCGCGGTTCTACTAACACACCACATATCCATAAGCTCATTGATGAGCATGTGTTTTAACTCTTCTTTCATCCTTGCCTCCATCCCGCTTCTTTAAAAGGGAAAGCGGATGTCCGGTTCCGCTTTCCCCCGAGGCAGGTTTGTTGTGTTGTTAATACATAAAATCCCCCGCTCTTATTATTATGAAACGAGAGTAATGCTTTGGCTTTGCGGGGGATCATAATAAACTCTATTTTATTTATCCAGTAGTGGACAATTCGGATGAAATCCACCATCCCTTATATATTCATTTATATTTGAATATATAGGAATTTCCATCTCTCCGAAGTTCGGATCTTTTTCATATCTGGTAAGAACTTTACAGATGTTGAAAGAATATGAACTGCGGTTTATCTTGGCTCGGTTCGGGCACTCTTTACATCCCGTAATAATTAAACTCGTCACCGCATTCTCATATATTCTCATTTCATCCCTCTCAAATATTCCGTGATTTGCTTTCTCCTTTCTTTTGCATCTCTTGTCCCTTTTACAATCCTGCAAATATAATCGTAAGATAAACCAAATTGCTTTGCTATTTCTACCCTCGTTCTCTTCTGCCTTGCAAGCTCCATCCTGATTTCTTCACTTGACATAATTTTTTGACTTGACATCATCCTCTCCTTTATTTTTAATGTCTGTGTATAATGACAAGATAAACAGTATGTGAATTATGTCAAGAGAAATTTTCACAAATTGTGAACTGTGAGGATGAATGACAACAAATGAGCGTGTTAAGTTATTGATAACTAAGACAAATCTGTCACAAAAAAAATTTGCACAATCTCTTAGAATATCACCATCGCGGCTCCATAATTATCTCTCCGGCATCCGTGATATTCCTCAAGACATACTTGTTAAGATAGTAAAGTTGACGGGATGTGAATATAAATGGCTTCTCACTGGCGAGGGTTCTATGTTTCAGAAGACGGAGTTAGTGGAATTAAAAGATACTGATTTTATTCGTCTCCCTGTGATTGCCAATATTGCTGCAGGGAGCCCGCTTGAGGTTTATGAAGATTACGAGCCATTAGAATACATTGATGTTCCGGTTTCTATGCTTACTCTTCCGCCACCCTATTTTGTTTTCCAGGTGGAAGGGGATTCAATGTCTCCCGAAATCCAGCCGGGAGATTATGTTATTCTCTCTCAGGACTGGCGGGGAATAAAATTAGATGGTAGAATTTGTGGTTTCCGCACTCCCGATGGAATCACCTTGAAAAAAGTTAAATTTCAGCCCCAGGGGCAAATAACCTGGTTGATTCCCCTCAATCATCTTAAATATGATCCTGTCCCTTACACCAGTGATACTGATGATCTCGTTCTTTTCGGAGTTATGATTACTTTAATACGAAAATTTTAATATATCTAAAGGAGTTAAAAATGAAAAAACTACTAACCACTCTCATTCTTATCGCACTCTTTGCCTTTATTTCCGCTGTTACTATTGAAACAGCTACAGGAATCAAGTTCAAAGGGGATATTACGAAAGTAATTGGTGATCAATTTTATATTAAAACAGCTTCAGGAACCTATGTTGTTTTTCGTCAAGAAATTACTAAGGCGATCTCTGATGCTGGATTTGATGTCACCGAACAAATCCTCTCCAGACCATCCTCTATTGATAGTTCTTTACCTAACCCAGATTCTAATTTACCGGATAATAGAACTCTCTTAAACCAATATAAGGTTATAGCTTATCCACTATGGGCTTTTGTTATCGTTTCTGCCACTTACTATGGATATCAAATGTACCGTTTGAATAATCCCAAAAGCCCAAAAATCCAAATATCACAAATACCTCAAACCCCAGAATAACCTAAATATAATTCATCGGTTACATCAGTTCTCTTCCAGCCCACACATTCTTATGTTTTTTGCCACGGTTTTGGCAACTCTACCGTAATTTTACTTTTTTTTGACACGGTTTTGGCAACTTTTTCCACCTATTTTTTGCCACGGTTTTGGCAACTTTACCTTATTTTTACCTTTTTTTGACACGCTACTGTCAACTCCAATTTGTTTTTATAATCTACTAATATTTTATTCATTTACCTCTACCTAATGTCCACTTTATTTTTTGCCATACTTCCTGTCACCCCATAACCAC